AAGTTCATCTCTTTGGATTTCGGACGCACGTCCCAAATTGAAACCTGCATCTGCTTCCATTCTAGAAGCTGGAATACTTAAACTCTTATATAACTTCGACTTAAAGTATTCAATGTCTTCTATCTCCGAGAGATTTTGTCCGCCAGGCAAAGTTGATATCTCTGTCCCACGTCCACCTTCTCTCCTAGGTAACCAAAAATCTTCCAACATAGACATATGTTTTCTATCATCTTTAATTTCCCCAGTGTCTGCATTGTAAACAAGTTTATTTCTATACTTGTTCATAACCTCAGACAAATACTGTTCTGCCTTTGCTTTTGGAAGGTTACCTACGTCAATGTAGAATATTCTCCTTTCGGGTGCACGTGATATCCTATAGATAACAAGTGCGTCTTCCATCATTGATAACTGATTTGCAGTCTTCAATGCTTTGTGCAAATATCCGATTACAACATTCTTTGTGTAATCTAACAACCCTGATGTAGTATATGATACCGCTTCAGGGGCAATCTTCACCGTTGTTCCGTCATTCGCTGAAGATTTATCGAAACCTTTATCGTTGAAGACATAAAACTCTTCAACTTTCTTTATAACGTCAACACCTGCTTTGTCCGCTTTACCTTTCTGAACATTTCTAACCTTCTTAATTTTTAGAGGGTCAATGTTTCTAAGGTCTACAATACCAGCTTTCGGACGTGCATTGTCAACTACTTTATGGAAGTATATTCTTCCATCTACATACCATTTTCGGAATAATTCGTGAGAGTTCTGATTGAACTTCATTAAGGCAAGAATGTGATTGAACTCGTCTTGTATCTTATTTTTGATACTGTCGGAGAGTTTTACATCGCCGAGGTCGAGTGATACAATCTTGTCTTGAGAATCCGATGTGATACACTCATTAACTATATCTTCGATTGCTGAGTCACACTCAGGAATCAAGGATATTTCACGGTATCTTGTAATGAGACCTATCTCATTCTTGATACCACCTTCCATATCAATGTAGGAACCATACGCTCCACCTGATATGAAACCGCCTGGTTGTTGTTGAATAACGGGAGTTCCGTCATCTTCTACAGGCGCTACGAAACTAGGCGCCTTAGCAACCTCTACGTTCCGTAATTCATCCTTTTTACGGGATATTTCAAACCCAAATATTTCCATACTAATATTTATACCACCCTAAAAGGGTTGTATTCACTTAATTAAATAACTCTTTCCCAGTGAGAATAGTCGAATGAAACTTCAAAAGTTTCAATTTCATCAGCAGTCCCCATGTTTAAGTCAATCGCACCGATTGATTGTGGGAACATGTTGAAAAATTCGTATCTCGCAAGGACTGAGTCATCTTTGTTTAACTGTTCTACGAATGCTCTTGATAACAAGTAATCGTTATTAATTGCACCGATACCTGAGTCTAATTGACTGATATCTGTCTGCCATGCTTCTAGGGCACTTCTTACACTGAATTCAACATCGTTGATTACAGTAACTGCCCATGGGTCAAACGTTCTGTCCCCTGCAAGTTTCAAATTCATTCCACGGAAAGGCACTGTGACCTGTCCTACCTGCATTGCAGGTATTTGAGCAGCCTGACATAGGAATTCAATCTTGTTACCTGTTCTAGGTATAAAGACCCTAAACCTATTAGCTCTTGGGCCACCAGCAATTAGTTGCGCTTTAAATTCATCTATTGTTGCCATTTATTTCTCCCTTAGACTGCACCGTATATTTCACTAAACTCTACACCACTTCTAGCGGCTACGAAGTTAAGTGTTATGAAGTTAATTGACCTGTTAGGTTTAACGAAGATTGAACATACAAATTCATTTCTATCGATAACACTATCAGTGTTGTTTGTTTCGTCACACAATACTTGGAAATCCACGAGACCACGTCTGTTCTTAACGTCTCTTAGGAAAGGTTCTACAGCAGCTCTAAATTGTGCTCTTGTGAATGCGTCATTGAATTCAAAGAGTTGTGCTTTAGCGGCTGTTGCAATTGCTTTCTCTAGAACTATGAACAATCTTCTAACATTGATTCTATCAAATGCGGAAGGTGAACTTAATCCAGTTTTATCACCGAATAATACAGTTCCTTGGCCTGGGAATGTCACAATTGGGTTAACCCTTGCACTGTATAGGTCGTCTCTAGACGATTGTGAAGGATTAAATGCAAGTTTAGTTATACCAAGGTATTGACCTCTACTGAATCCAGCAGGAGAGAACCATGGGTCTCTCAATAAGTCTGACCTTGCCATAATACCTGCAGTGTGTCCATTGCCTGGAACCCAGCAGTATTTGTCGTTGTATCTGTCGTAAATGTATAACCAACCACTATCAAATACCGCATAAGAAGAACTTGATGCAGTATTAACTGTTTGGACTACTCTACTTGATTGTAATGATTCGGACGCAACGTTTACCACGTCAAATTTTCTTGGTGATATAATTGCAATACAATCTTTTCTTGCTTCTGTAAGTAAGATTGCCTGATTTGCAAGTGTTGTCCAATCATCAGCGATATCTTGGTCATTACCTGAACCGTCATCTGTTCTTGAAGAACCTACAACTAGGAATGAGATATCTGATGTTTCTGCGTCTGCAAAATGAGTTTGCCATGCACCGTATTTCTGAGCGGCCGTTGGGTGTCTACCATCTGCACCACCTGAGAGTGAGTCATTTACTGGTAAAGTCATTACACCAAATGCGTCAGATAAAGATTGTGCTAATGTTCTGTGTTCATTTCCACTATCATGTGTTCCTGTAACTGGTGAACCGTCATCTCCTGTTGAGTGACCTGACCAGTATACGTAATTTGATTTATTTGCGATTACGTCTCTATAATAGTTACTTGCACCTACTGAATCTTTGGCGTCACTAGCAAGAGAAACAAATGGGAATGTTTCTAATACTTCATTCTTAGTTCCTGTCCATAAACCGTCTTCGTCTGAGACTACTACGTGACATTCGTCTAATGATGCACCAACTTGAGCTGCGGAAGCGGAAGTGCCTGGCGCTTTGTCAAAAAATGCGTGGAACTCCCAAAATCTGTTTATTTTAACTGGGGTGCTTGACCCGTCAACTGCTGAAGTCAATCCTGTGTTTGCAGGTTGATTTATTGCTTCGATTGATAACGTTGTGCCTGAACTTGCAGTAATTCTATATTCTTGAGTATGATTATCAAATGTGATAATGTCTCTTACTCTAAACAATGTAGTTGCGTTTGCAACACCTGTTACAGAACTTACGCCAGCGGCCATAGTTCCTGTTGTTTCTCCTGCGTCATCTTTGAAATATGCGTCTGCGGTAGAACATACAGATACTTTTAATGAGTTCCCTAGGGAACCTGCGTGACGAGCTATCCACCTACCTGATGTGCCTGAATTAGCACCACTTCGGTAAGAGTTATAGTAATCGTCAAAATTCTTTAATAATGAGGTTGAGTGACCTGCTGAATTAGCACTAAACAAACCTGTAGAGTTTACTCTGACTATTCGTAAAGAAGAACCATATCTTAAAAATCCTTCAGCTGAATAGTAGTCTTCTGCTCCACCATTTGTGTTAGCTGGTTGATAAAAGTTCTCGACTAACCCTTTTTGGTCTGAAATTGTTACTACTTCATCAACAGGGCCCCATTGAAATGTTCCTGCAAAGGCTCCAGTTGTGCTGGAAACTGCAGGCACAACATTTGTTAGGTCTATCTCTTTGACCTGCACGCCTGGTGATACTTGAAATGCCATACTTTTTCTCCTGTTAATGTCAAAAGTTGTTTACTGTTTTATTTATAACTTTATATTCTCTAAGGGGTCGTTAAACCATCTGTCCCCGTTATTATCTACAAAAGATTCTTCTTCAACTGGTCTGTCACCAAAAATCCCTGCTGGCAACATATCTTCTTCGATAAGTTTCTGTTGTTCTGAATATAACAACTCTTTGACTTGATAATTTGTTAAATGATAGAAATAATCTGTAGTTACGAACCATGAAAATAATACACATGTCATTACCATATCGTCATGATAACCTCTATCGGCTTCAAAGCTTCTACCCTTATTTACAAAAGTCATGAGCTCAGTGATAGTGTTTCTGTCCAAAATACTTAATCTATCTTCTTCTAATAGTTCTTTTAGTGTAGAACACCCTATTCTTTTGATTTTTTTGGACATTGTTACACCAATATCTGAGGCTTTTAACTGACCTTGAACAAAAACATTTGGGTATTCTAAGTCATAATGTAACTGTGAAGCTACCATACTACCTTCATTATTGTTTTCTATAATAATAGTTGCGTCATTGTATGCTTTACCATACTTTGCCATTATGTCGGGAAATAGTAAAGGAGATATCAATGAGTTACGATATGTTGCAACCTGTTTGAAGGGTTTGACAGATACGTCAAATATACTAAACGTAGAAAAGTCAATCCCCCTTCCCTTTGCAACGTCACATGTCATAACGTATGCATGACCTTCTACAGGTTTATCATACATATTAAAATCTTCTTTAGACCATTCAGGGTCTACAGCACGTAATCCAAGTAAAGTATTAGAATTGATAAGTGTATTACCTGTTCCAAGAAAGGAGTTTCCATACTCTTGTTCAAACTGAGCTTCTGAGGTATTTGCAATTGTTTGTTCTTTCCATGCATCGTCTCTGCCTGGCACGTCATACCAGTTGATTGTAAAGTCCTTATATTCACTTTGTCCATGCACTGCACTTTCGTATATTTTATGAAACATATTACCCACACCATTTGCAGTGGAAGTAATAATAACTTTTGAATCTTTACCTGATGTGATTACAGGATATGTCGCAGTGTAAAATGTTTCTGCGTCTTCGACAAATGCAAACTCATCAAGATACAACATGTTTATAGACAGTCCACGGATACTACTACTAGAAGTTGCAGCTGCCACAACTTTACTATCATTACCAAATTCTATATTACCTTTGTTTAAAATCTTTACGCCTGGCTGAAGGAAAAATGGAACAGACTCTAACATGGTTACGATACGTGCTATCATTTCTCTCGCAATTGCACCTTTGTTTGCAAGAACAGCTACAGTAACTTCGGGGTGGAATAAAAGATACCATAAAAGATATGCACAAGAAGTTATTGATTTACCTGACTGTCTACTCGCAAGAACGACATTGAATCGATTTTGATTATAAAAGTTTATTAGTTTTTCTTGATACCCACGTAATTGAAAAGGAACCATACCTTCATCAAGAGAAATAATTTGTGTATAATTCTCTATGAAATGAGCAGGGTTTTGAGAACACTTCATGTATTCTGCTAACTCTGTTTCAGTATATTTGGTTTCTATACCAACACGTTTAATTTGCGTGTTGCCTAGATAACCTTCATTCTTCGCTTGAACCATTATTCGATTTCTTTAAGAACTTTTGTAGTTCACTTGTTGAACCCACATAAAGATGATTATGTTGGTCTCTGATTTTTGTATCGTCATCTTCTAGTTTCTTCATTTTACTTTGAAGGTCTATAAGTTTCTCTGCAGTCTCCCCCACAGTCTTAATTAACTGTCCTGCGACTTCATAGGCACGTGGGTGTTCTGTTTCCTTAGATAGGTCTAAGATACCGTCAATTGCGTCCTGGCCTCGTTCTATGAGGTCGTAGAGGTGTTCTCTCGCATACTTGAAGTCAGTCTCTATGGTCTGATGTTTATCAGGTCTAATCATAGGAACCGCTTTGGTTTC